ATCTGCACCATTCCATTTCAATATACCATTTGTTCCTGCTGATGCACCATATAGTGTTGGAGCAGTTAAAAATTTGTTAGAAAGTGTTTGTGTAGCGTCTGTACCTACCAGTGTTGTTGTAGCATTTGGTATGGTAACTGTTCTATCCGCTGTTGGATCTTCAACTGTTAATGTTGTTTCGTATGTATTGTTTGTTGCACCTTCAAATGTAATTAATTTATTTTGTGCTAGGTTAATGTTACCACCGTAAGTTAAATCACCTGAAACAGTTACATCGCCTGTTAATTCTGTAGCACCGTTAGTAAATTTGATTGGATTACCACCACTGCCTCCAGTAGTATCACCTGAATATATCCATAGTTGGCCACTGTTGTTGACCAGTCTTCCAAATTCTGCATTATCATCTTTTAAGAATGTTGTTCCACTGCCTGCATCTAACACAAGATTTGTTGCGGCATCTAATGTTATACCAGCAGTTCCGTTAATTTGTGCAATGGTTGGTGTGGTTAATTCTTTGTTTGTAAGTGTTTGTGATCCTGTAAGTGTTACTCCACCTTTGTCAGTGAACCATCTGTCTGCACCATCTGTAAATGTATCAGTTCCTAGACCATATTGAGTGCTAGAAGTTTGATTTCCATCTAGTCCATTTTGCCAAGGTAATTTGTCAATGTTTAATTCAAATGTTGCATTGTCACCTGCTACACCAAGTTTCTGTTGATAATGATAAAAAGTTTTTCCTGCTACTGCACCACTACCTGCAGTTGAACCTGTTGGTTTTGCATTTGTTGCCTTTCCTGCCTCGTCTGACAAATATAAAACATCGTCTGGTGAAATAGTACCACCGACCAATTGACCGGAATCACTGCGTTTAATATTATTAAATGTGCTGACATCTATTCTGCCGCTGTTTTGAACTGCACCTTTATTACCACTAGTGATTGCTTCCAAGGCAATACCCCAGGCCGCTTTTCCTTGAACATCATTTTGTGCTTTTCCAACAATTGGTACACCACCACTGTTACAGTTGCCTGGTGTATGATAAACAAAATCCCATTGTGCAATATTTTCAACTGCTTCTGCAGTTGTTGTAGGACCAAAATCTTTAATTTTTGCTCTAGCAAAAACTTGAGTTGGCCAAGAAGTATCTTTGGATTTTAATTCAAAAAATTCACCTTTGTTAAAATTTGTTATATCTGAAGCAGTTCCATATGCAGTTATGTCCCCAACATCGGTTATATTTTTTTCGTCAGCATCCAAGTGGCCGCCTAGTTGTGGTGAAGTATCACTGACTAAAAGTAAAGTTGCTGGGTTTTGTGGTTCCCATCTAGAGTTTGAATTGCTCCATTTTAATACTTGTCCATTTGATGCCGCGGTATCTTGCACATCTGATAATGCTCTAATACTTGTTGCATTGATCTTTGTTAACACTCTTGCGTCTGTGTAGTAAAGGTTTGAAGAACCTTCTGATACTGTGTCTGTGTCACCTTGTGTGTATGTTAATACACCAGTTGATGAGTTGTATGCTAATTGAGTTGAATTTTCACTGATTGCCGCTCTCGCTCTTGCATCTGTGAAATATAAATTTGATGATCCTTCTGTTAATGTGTCTGTGGTTGAATGACCTGCGTCATCGCTTATTTCAAATTTTGAAGTTGTTGAGTTGTATTTTAATATTTTGTTGTTAGCAACACCCGATGTATCAACATCAGAAAGATTGTTGATTGCAATGGTTAGACCTGAACCATCACCTGTGAACGCAGTTGCATTTACAGTTCCTGCAACATCTAATTTTGTTGTTGGTGTGTTAGTGCCAATACCCACTCTTTCTAAACCAGCATCTGCTACTAATAGGAAATCGTTTGTGTCACCGTCTACTCTAAAATCAACATCAGCCTTGTCAGGATTGACCCAAACCTTATCTTCAATTCTTAATCTTTCTACAGATGTTTTTGTTCCTGTGGTTGTTGTGTAAAATTCTATTTTGGCTCCTTGTGCAGATGCAGTATGATTTTCATTTGCTTTCAATTCAACAGATGCGTGTTTGGTTGCATAACCTTTTGTTGAACCACTAGAACCATCATACGCACTGGAATAGAACTGGAATAATAAATCGTTATCATTTACATATGTGTCAGACCCACTGTTGTCTCTTGATCTCATTGACCAAATGTAACCATATCCATCTGATGATCTTGATTTTAAAGTTAGACTGGGATAATCATATTGAGCCGCTGATTCAATGTGGACACCCGGTCCATACAAATAAGCAAGGTCGGCAAGATCTGCTGATGAATAACCACCTGCCGCAAGTTGTGTCAAAATCAAACCACCTGTTGTGTGGCCTTCCATATTTTTGTCAAATTTAATATTGCCTGAAGCCGCTGTTATTGTGTTTCCATTTACATCAAGATTGCCACCCAGTTGTGGTGAAGTGTCATCAACTAATTCTGTTGTTATATCAAGTGTAGAAGTTGGTACCCAATTTGAGCCATTCCATTTTAAAATGTTATCAGTTGCAACACCACTTGTATTCACATCTGACAAATCATTGATGCTTGCCACAATGCCCAGTGCTGTTACATTTCCATCTGAGTCAAAACCCAAATATTTGGATGCTCTCGTTGTTTTGTTTGGTAGTGTTAAATCGTAATTAGCATCACCATTTGCGTGGAAACTGTCAGCGTCTGAAACATCAATTTTGATTGATTGTTCTCTAACACTTTTGTTATCTCTGCCAGCCGCATTCAAATTATCAAACTCTCTGTTCAATGTTGCCGCACTCAAAGCCGCACCATCTGTGAAATCAGTTGTTCTTTCTGGTGTTCTGTTTGATACTATTGCGATCTTTGTGCTTGATGCTGGTGCAGTTCTGAACTGAACCGTGCCTGTTGATGCTGTGTTGTCTGTGGTGTCATTGATTTCATAAGCAGTTCCACCGCCTGAAAAAGTAACAGTTGGGGAACTAGTGTAGTTTGATCCACCACCTGTAACTGTGAATGAGTTTACAGCACCGTTTGAAATGGTACAAGTAGCCGTTGCTCCACTGCCACCTCCACCTGAAATTGTTATTGTAGGTGCAACTGTGTAATTTGTTCCACCAACTCCTAGTGTTAGACCTGTTACTGCTCCACCACCTATTGTAGATGTTGCAGTTGCTTTTGTTCCTAATGTTTGTTTAGTACCATCTACATATACTTCAATATCTGTAGTTTTTAATATTTCAAAACTGAATGTATAATCAGTGCTACTGTTATTTCCAGTGTAATAAATTCTTGGAGTTGTGTTGCTTACAGCCATTTAAAATCCTCTTTTAATAATTGTATTTATAAAATCCTTAATTAAAAACTCTTTCCCACTTAAACTTGTGCCTACGACCGATTCTTTCGTCTTCAGCATAATCATCTTTACGCATTTGTCTTCTGTAATATGCATCTGGATCTAACGCTTCTTCTAATGTATCTGTCAAATAATATTTGAAAAAATTAATACCTAGTATGGTTGGAAAGAATATGTTAACTAAATCTTTTGTTAATTTACTAGTTTTGCTTCCTAGGCTTGGTGATGACCCAAATAGATCACTTGTAAGATTTAATAATTGATCAGTTACAGGACCTAAAAATTGTCTGAATGCATCTTTTTTAAATTCTCTGGCTGTTAATAATTCTTGATCAAAACCTAATCTAATTAAATTTTGCATTAACATTTCTGTAAAAGGAATAACAGCCAAATTACCTAGTATAGGCATTCTTGTTAGTGCTCTTTCATATAATCTTGAACTAAAAAAACTATATGGAGCATTGCCATTCATTACTTCTTTTGCTTGTGTATACAGTACTGAACCTACAAAAGTGTAAGCAAGTACAGAACCAACGGCGCTCATTAATCCTGCCATACCACCATCTTGCATTTCTTTTCCGTGCATTCTTCTTCCAACTGCAAATGAAAATGATTTGAACTGTGTGATTGTTTTTAAAATTCCACCTATTACACCACCAGACCAACTTGAATCATCCATATAAAAACTTAATCTCATTTTTTCAGTATCGCCTGGTTTGATCCTTGACAATCCATCTACATTACTGTTGAAAAATTTGTGCCATTTGTCATACAAAGTAGCATCTCTTAAACCACCTATTTTTACTTCTGCTTCATCCATTTTATTTGCTAATAAAAAAATATCTATTTTGCCATCTGAATCAGCAATTACACTTTTGCCATCTGGACCTTTTTTCTTCCAGTATTGCAAAGTTTGTGCGTAATCTTGTTCTGTAAAACCGTGTCTTTGTAATTCTCTTATCCAATCAGGATTTGTTTCACTTAATGTTTTCCAAGAAGCACCTGTGTCCAACGCAGAAGTAACATTACTTCTTAATACAGATAATCCACCAGCCGCTTGTCCATCTGACAACCAAGTTGATCCATTGTATCTCATAAATCCATTTGCAAATTTTTCACTGTATCCTTGAAATTTTCCTTCTGCCAAAGTTCCAGCCATTGTGTTATACAATCTCATTTGAGTCATACCAATGATATGTTCAACAGCCATTCCCCAATGTTCTGCAATATTTCTATTTTCTTTGCTTGTTAACAACGGATGATGTCCTGAAATAGTTTTCATATTTCTAAACCATTTTTTATTTGCTCTGTTCATTCTTGAAATAGCAAAAAATGGTTCAACAAGCGTTTGATCCATTGGTATAAAACCCAAGTGTCCAACATTAATATTTCTTAATGTTGTAAAAAATCTACCACCCTGTGTTTTATTAATAGTAGATGGTTCTTGCGTTGCTCTCAAATGTGATATAAAAGTTTTGTAACCATCGCTATCAACATATTTTTTCATCATTGGATCGCTTGACATCAAATCTTTTAATTCTTTAAAATATGCTTGTAAATTTTTTCCATATAATCTTGTAACTGCATTCTCTTCTGAAAATCTCATAAACTGAGTGTAAATTGCATTTACAGGATCTTGTGTTGTGTATTTTTTTCTTATTGCAAATTCACTTGCACCATCTTTAAACAACAAATAAGAACTTACTCGACCTTCTTTACTAAAATCAATAGCACTATAATTTGTTGTACTTTCGTAAATTTGTCTAGCCATACCTTTTAATTCATCTAAAATTATATTTTGATCTAATTTATTGATTTCTTCAAAAGTTAAATTTTCATATTTTTTTAATTGTTTTAAATTTATTGGATCTAATGCCTGTGCAACTTCGTTAACAAAATCATCAGATGTTACTAAAACTTTTCTATGTTTTAGTGTTAACGGATTCCACGCAACACGATCAGCAAAATGGAAAAAATTCATATCCCCACCAGCAACATTGTTATCTTTTTGGATTTGTTTAAAATGTTTTTTCATTTCAACAAGTGTTTTCCAATGCAAAGTGTTTGAATCAGATAAACTTTTATCAGCACGACCATTTGTTCTTGCAATATTTTGTCTATCTTCATAAAACTTCATCATTAAATTGTCATCTTCTTTTAGTTTTACCCACCATTTTGGATCAATGTCTTTCATAGTTTTCATTACACCGTTGTAATAATATCTTGCCATATTTGATCCACGCAAGTCTTCAAATCCTATACCTTTTTGAAAATTGTTGTTGGCCAATAATCCCATAAAAATATGAAACATTAATTCTTCGTCGTCACCGTCTTTTGCTTTTTTAATTGCATTTTTCCAAATCCAAAAACCGCCTACTGATTTTTGTGCTTTTTCAAATTCTTTACTTAAAAACCAGTCTCTAGTTTCTTTTACTCTATTTGCAGTCTTGACACTATTAACAATCGCGGGTAACTTTTTATTAAATTCTTTTTTGTTTAAATCGTGAATGGCGTCAACTGTTTCATTCAATATAAATTCAAATGCTGTTGGACTTTCAGGATATTTTTCATTTACTATATTACGCCATTGTGGTATATCACTTGCTTGTGTTAATTTTAATTCATTTACTATCTGTGCGGAGTCTTGTGAATCAATTAATCTTTCTGATCTAAATTGTTCAACTAAAGTTTCAACATTTTTATCAAATGCATCTGTTACATTTAATTTGTTTAGGTCTTCAAGAGTTTTTGCACTAAAAACATTTTTACATTTAATAGCCATTATATTAATTTAAGAACTTCTGAAATTGCACATTTCAAATACTCTTCTCCTTCATCATTTAATAAACTTTTATAAGTTTTGTTTTTATCAATTGAATAAAAATGCATATCAAGTACTTCAGCAATTCTAGTTAAATCAGTTGTCCATCTATCTGATTTATCCCATTGTCCTAGTGCAGTTTTTTTTGATGTTCTATATAATCTTCCACCTTTTGTAAAAAACAACGCTCTTTCACCTGATCTTCTTGGTCCAAATTCTTTGCTCCACTCTTGGCCCGCTTTGATGTTTTCTTTGTTTTTTAAATATTCAAATGTACCATCAACATCTCTATTCCTGATCTGTCTTTGTCTTTTTACCCACATAGTGTTTGCTTCTAAATTTTTTCCTTCTAGTTCTAATCTTTTTGCATCTTCTGTTTCTCTCAACAAAATTTCTATTTCTTTTCTTGCTTGGTCTATAGAAATATCTTTTTTGATAGTGTTATTAATTTTGTTTAATTTTTCAGTTTCTCTAATCTTTTTGGCCGCTCTTTTTATTTGTTCTGGTGTCATTGCATAGACACTATCTTTAATTGCTTGAACTGTTTGCTCGTGTGTTAAAGATTTGTTGTTAAATATTTTTTCCACTTCTGTTCCTTCATAATCTAAACCTTGCATAGTTTCATCTATCACCTTTTCCAATTTATATTCAGTTCCATTTTCTAATGCTTCTAGTTTCTTTTTTATTACATCTGCTTTTGCTTTTTTTAAAATTTTATCAGTGGTTGCACTTGCTTTTCCTAACCAACTACCCTTACCTATTTGATCCATAAACACGATCTTTGCATATACATCTGGATTTGCAATTGATGGTATTGCTTTTTCAACTGGTGTAAAAATTTCTGTTTTTGCAACTTTACCTTGTACTGTTGAATGTTTTACAAGAAGTTTTGGATTTCCAAATTCATCAAATTCAATTCTTGCTCTTCTTTTAGCACCTGCAATAGTTGTGTCAAATTCAAAAACATCTTTCCTTGTAGTGTGCATACCATCTATATTTCTTTTTAAATAAATTTTTCTTTTTAAATTTCTGGGTGTAATTGTTTTTTTCCTAACTCTTTTTGGTAATTCAAATGTTTCACCCATAAATGTAACATTTTCAAATATGTAATTTCCTTTTTTATCTCGTTTAAAATCATAATCTTCCATTCTATCAGGTAATTTAAATTGTGTTTCTGCTTTTAAATCTTCAATTGATATTTCATCTGCTAAAATATTTTTTCTTATTGCATCCATATCTTTTTTTCTTACACCATTAACTTTGACAGCAACTTTTCCATTTGCGTCTATTGTGTAACTAACAATGGCTTCATTTGCCAACGAAGTCCTCTGACCATTCCTATTAAAATGCACGACTCCACCTTGGTCGATAATATCTTTGATTGTAAATTGTTCTGTTGCAAATGGCGTCATTTCGTCAATGCTAGTTGTAGGTATGTCAGTCATTTCATTAACTGCTTTTGTTGATGTTGCTAACACATCAGCATCTTCAGGTGTAATATCCATTGATTCTCTTAAACTTTTATTTTGTTTCTTTTTTCTCATCAATGCCGCAGTGATTCCTGCCGCACCACCTGTTAATACTGCTAATAATCCTGCACCAGCAACGGATGCCATTGTTGCCTGTACGGCTAATTCTTTGTAAGTTAATTCTGTTTGTCCTCTGGCTCTTCTTGCAGGATTTGTTAATAATGCTTCACTTACTCCGTAAGCCGCTCCCCATTTTGCACCAGTCTTGGCCGCTTGATATATTTTTGTGCCAACGCTGGCCGCTTTGTATATTTGTCCACCGATTGGAATTAAATTAACTTCATCAGCAATAAGCATAGTACCCCATTTGGATGCAGAACCAAGTGTTTTACCCCAACCACCTGATCTCTTCCATAGGTCTTCGTATTGTCTTTCCATATCGTGTGTTTTTGCCATTTCATAACTTTTTGATTCAGTTAGATCATTTGACCATTTCAGGCCTGGTCTATAATTTTTATGTGATGGCCATTTTGATTCATCGATTACTTGATCGTCACCTAACCAGCCGTATTCACGACCTGTTGCTATTGCCAATGGAACTAAATTATAACTTCTTCCAACTTTAGCACCTGCCCAAGATGTTTGTCCCCATCCTGCAACCGGTTTAGGTCTGTCAGCCGGATTAGCACTAATCCAACTTGTTTTATATCGTGTTGCCATTACAGAGTCCTCTCTGCTTCTTTAATCAATAAAAATAAACTTGCGGCTGGTGATAATCTTGCACCATTTCCTTTTCCAGCATAGCCGCCATCGTTTTGTAATTTTGTCCAATTGTTGATCACATATTCTTTTACTGCTGGAACTTGTAAACCATCTAGGTCATCAAATCTAGACAGATAATCTAATTCCCATTCTGTCCATTGTGATCCTGACTGACCATTTTTTAACAATATACCTGCAACAACCAGTTCTTCTTCTGGGTCATACGCTGTGATATTATCTACACCAGTATCTATAAAACCACTGCTTGTTGCAAATGCTCTATAAAATTGTTTTGTTGATTCAATATCTTTTTCGTATTGATCTCTTTCTTCGTATCTTGTTTTTAGATCAGTGTTCCAAGTTTGATCTAAAGGTTTTTGTAAAATGTCTAATGGAACATCGTCTGGATTAACATCTTTTGCCCACTCTGGAATATTTTTTACAATGTTTTCATTTTTAAATTCTTTTTTCCAAGTCACGCTTTTTGGTATAGCAAAATCCCAACCGTGTGCTTTTTTATTGCTTGGTACTATTTCTGCATTTTTGCTTTGGTCCATTTCAACAATCATAGGTGCAATAAACACTTCACCTGCTTCATTGGGTGATGTTTCCATACTCATTGTTACACCAGTTGTGCCTAGATCGGCATCAGTTGTATTGCTTTTAAAAATTAATTGCGTGCCTTCCCTGTCTACCTGGACATCATTTTGGAATGCAGTTTCGCATTCAGAAAAAGTAACACCGCTTGGACATTGATAATTGTAGCCAATTGGATCATTGATTGTTAAATTTACTGTTTCAATACTTTTCTTAACAACTTCAGTGTTTGTAACAACACTATTTGGTACAATAATAGATTGTCTATTGGCTAATTCTATTGGTTGGAATCCTCTTTTATATATTTCATCTGCTTTTTTTCTAGCATTTTCAAAATCTACATCATTTGCTAATTGATAATTTATTACAGTTGTATAAAATTCAATTGCTTTGGCTTTATCACTTAAATTTGTAATATTAAGAGTGTTTATGTGATCAGCAATATCTTTTTTCCTTGCAACATCAGATGCATCTGAACTATCTTTTTTTGAACTTAAAATTGTTTTGATTTCATCTTTTCTAATTTCCGCTTCCAACAACATACTTCTTTCAGCACCTTGTGGTAACTCTAAAGCAATCTCGATAATGTTTGCTCTTGTGCTTACACCTTCTGCTTCAAGCAATTCAGTTACAATACTAATGTTGTTGTCCAATTGCAAAGTCTTGATCAATTCAATTGTTTGATCGACTTGGTTGATGTCGTTGCTTGCCAACCCATCAGTTAAATTTTTTATTTCATTTTGATCAACCAGTGGTATTAATTCTACAGGCACGCCTAATTTATTTGCTGTTTCAATTCTTCTCTTTTTTAAATCTTCGTGCGTGGTATCTGTGATGTTGTCAAAATCAATGATGCCATCTTTTTCTAAAACTTTATAAGGATTTGAATTTCCAATTACATTTTTAAGTGTTTCTTTTCTTTCTTCTATTGTGTTTAATGCTGTGTTGATTGCTAAAACTTTTAAACCTGATTCAGTTGATGCATCTTCTTTCAATAAAGACAGTTGTACTTTTAACAAATCTTCCTGTGATGTTAATTCATCAATTGACATTGTTTTGTGATTTTTTGTATACAACTGTACAAGTTCGCCTTGCTTGTGTGCATTTAAAACACTTTCAATAGTTTCTTCGTCCCAAAAATTTTCTTCTGCCATTGCGTAGATACTTGCAATAGGTACTGCTTCACCAATTGGAACATCATCATTTAATGCTTCTGTGATAGAGTTTGTTATTCTTTCTTTTGCAACTATTGATTCACTTTCTCTTGATTGAACCATTTCTCTAAATTCAGCATTTAGATCACTAACTATGCCAGTTAAAACTTTGTCAGAAATTGTTGTCGGTATTTCAAATTGTGGTAATGCCGCTTTGATTTCATCACCGTATGTTTCTTTTAATTCTTTTAAAAATTGTTTGTGGCCTTTGTTTTCAAGCATTTTTATAAATGCTTCTTTGTCTGCATTTGGAGTGGCTTTGAACGCCGCCATTATTTCAGCATTCAATATAACACCAAACAAACTGTCAGTGTATACACTTAAAGTATCAACATCAATTTTCTTTTGTTTGTTGTATAAACTGTCAAGTATTGTTGTTGCTTCAGCAACCAATGTTTCAACATTGTCCCCACCTGATAAAATTGCTTCTTCAATATTATTTGTTATTGTAGTAATTCTATCAGTTTGTATTTTTAATTCTTCTTGTTGTACTCTTACAAATTGGTTTGTGCCAATTTGTCTATTAAATTTTGCAGATGTGCTATCAAAATCTATAGTCATTGCTTGTTGTAAACTTGATGGCGTGTCTGCTAATAGATCATTTCTTATTTTGTCTTTGCCTTTGTTGTATGCTTCAAGGTCATATTGATTTTCGTTGTATAATGTTTGCAACGATGATTCATATTCAGTTTTCTTTTTAGCAACAAAACTTGCTCTTGCACCTTCTTTGTATGCTTCACCTCTAATAGTGTTTGGTTTTGCTTCTGCTTGTTTTATTGTTGTTGTGCCTGCTTCCATTTCTTGGAAACCTGATTCTTTACCTTCTGTGGCCGCAACTTTGTCTAAATGGTTTTGTGCTAGATTATTAACACCTTGTAATAAAGGTATAGTTGCATCTTTTAATTGTGGTGCTCTAAACCCTGATCTTACTGTTGTTTTTGATTTATATGTAGGTATTTTTGCCATATTATCCTCTCATCGCCCATCTAGTTCCATAATCTAATAATGTTGCTGTTGCTTGTTGTTTTCCATATGCTCTTAAGTTTTTCGCTTTGATCATTCCGCTGTAAACTTTGCCTTGCGTTTCAAACGCATCTGCAAAATCTTCATACGCAAATTCTTGTGCAGTATCACTCATCACATCCACTGGTGTTCCTTTTAATGGATCCACACCTGACGCACTAAACAATGCTAATTGTTGACCAACTGCTGATCTCATTCTTCTTTTTCTTTCAGATGATCTTAACATAGCCGCTTGTTCCATATTCTTAACTTCATATTCTGTTAAAGTGGCTTGTTGGTTTGCAAGTGCCATTTGTTGTGCCGCCATAGCCGCAGTTGAACCTGCCGCGATAAATGGTGCCGCAATACTAACTGCTGTTAAAACAGGTTGCATAGCAGTATAAATGCTACCCAATGTGCCTAACAATGTGCTAGTAGTAGAGGCCGCGGCTAAACTTGCTCCGCCTGCCGCTCCTGATGCCAAAAATCCTGTTGTTGCCGCTGGTGCCAAGAATGCCATTGATTAGTAGCCTCCTATATTATTATTCAACAAGTTAGATCCAGTAGTTTGTGCAGTCGCTTCTTTTGTTACGCCAACTCCTAGTGCTTCACCTCTTCTTGTAACTAAACTTTTTCTGCCTGATCTTCTTTTTGTGTTTAAAAGACTTGTGTCTCTGCTTTCACTACCAATCTCATTAGATTGTGATCTTGTTTTTCCAACCTTGTATGCTCTTCTGCTTTTTGGTCTTGGATTAGGCATTGGTGTAGGCAATGGTTTAATTGGACTTGGTGGTGGTGGTGGTGGATAACCTTTTGTGTATGCAACCGGACCTTCATATTCATATGAATCTTCTTCAATAATATTAAAGTCTTTGTCCCACACAATTTTATTATAGATTTTCATTTTTAACTCTCCAATGTTAGTGGAACTTTGTATTCCACCGTTGCACCCAATATGGTTGCAGGCAATGGAAGTGTACAGTTTGCTGTGACTGTAAGATCAACACCAGTTCCACTTAAGAAAACTAATTTTGTTCCACTAAAACTAGTTGGTGATGCACTTACAGTAGTGTTATTTAATGTCTGAAAGGTCACATCGTATCCGTCAAATGTTAATGCTTGAGTATTTTGCAAAATAATATCTGCTCTTTTCTTTGTGACCTGCTCACCTCTCTGTGAGTATTGATTTTGTATTATCACAGTTGCTGGTAATGTTTCAATATTACTTTCATAGTGCAACCCTGCTGAAACATTTGTAAATGTTCCACTCAATGTTCCTACACCTGATCCATTCAATGTAATGTTTGCGTGGACCGATCCATCAGTTAATACTCGTACTGATTCATTAGATAAATGATCCAATGTTATTGATGTTTGTGGTGTGCTTGTTTCAGCAAGATAACTGTCCATATAGAAATCTGAGTCTTCCATTTTTTCTAGATAGATCTGTGCAGTCGAATCCACTGTTCTTTCTACTAAGGCGTATAATGCATTGTCTACTTCACAAACTTTTTTAAAGTTTCCGTCTGTTGTAAATCTTGACCAACCCAACACATCTTTTTCAACATTAACTGACATACAACCCAAATTGCCTGAACTGTTAACAACAAACACATAGTTTGAGTTTGTGTCTGCAAATGATCTAACAGCCGCTATGTCTATAGGGTTATCTAAAATGTGATGTGATACAAGTGTGTAATTTTTTGCTGTGTATCCGTCTGTGTTGTAGTTGTAACTGAATGCTCTCAATTCAGTGTTGTTGGATAAGAACATTGCCTCTGTGTCAACCATAACTGGTTTGTGGCCGTTGTTCATTATTCCGTAATTTGTTTGTCTATTGATTGAAACTGATGTAGGTGTTACCGGTGATCCTTCCATCAACCATTCACCTGAACTTGCAAAAATATATAATTGTTGTGTTGATACCAAATGATATATTATTGAAACTTCATCCGAAGCAATAGTAAAACTAAATCCAGCATCATCTGTAACTTGTCCTAAGATGTGTTCTTCAGTTGATATAGTTGAGTTACCACCTGTTGTCGTTGTAGTTTTTTCTATCTCAACAACTTTTGTTGTGGGTTTAAAATTGTAGAATGATCCTGACTGTGATCCAAATATAGTTTGTGGATTGTCTCTGCTTCCGCCAAACACTAATCTATTCTGGTGGAATGAAACTGATCTAGGCCAACCACCACCGTATGTTGATGATAGATTTGAAAATGCATCTATCTCCCAAGCATCATTTTCTACATTGTCATCATTGACCATTTCTTCTTCTACTGTGCAATAAGCCACTGTGTCAGAATCTACTTGATGTATCTTTGCAGTTCCACCATTTAATGAAATGTGTTGATTGATGTGTCCTGTTGGCCAATTGCCTGCTGTCCAATCATAACTTCCACTAGTGATTGTTAATTTAACATTTGCACCAAATGAAACATTTGGATTACCGTTTGAGTGATTGGCTACTGCATCAACTTGTATGTTTGAATCAAAAGAGTGATTCACAAGTGGTACATAATCAAAATCTAAATTTCTTGCAGTCCAAGCCGTGTGACTTGCACCTCTGACCAATTTAACTGGTCTAAAATCTTTGTGTACGATCAATAATGTGTCAAGCGTTTGTGCATATCTAATTTCTGGAAGTGTTGTTGCGTCCCAAGGACAAACATTTGAACTTGCACCATCTGTCACTGTTGCTTGATATAGATCTGATTTGTAGATGTGTACTTTGTTTGGTTCAAAAACTAAAACATATTCTTGTTCGTTACCATAGTTGAAAGGAATCAATCTTGAACTTGCGTGGAATCCATTGTCACCCGCACCCACAGTTTCTGGATGGTCATCAACAAATTTAAATCCTGGTCTTCTTTTTATTCCACCCTGTGGTAGTATTAAAAAATTATTGCAAGTTCTTAATCCTGCTTTGTAGATATTGGTGTCTGCTCTGGCCTCCATATATGGCCCAACTTCACCTTTTGTAAATAGAAATTGAGTTTGCTTTAGAACACTCATTTATTGTCCTCTTTAACTTCGTTTAACATTAAACTGACCTTGATGTGCTTCAATTAAACTTCCTCTTCCTATAATTGATTGTGGTGGATTTTCTTGTCCGTCCGCCACCCTTGCTCTTTTCAGTTTATCTAAAAATTCTCTGTATACTCTTTCTTGTGTTGAACCTTGACCTGTAAGTGCTTCCGCACATTCATAGGCCAATTTTGCAACCAAGCATTCTGTGAAGAACGCAGGAAATTCATCTTCATCTTGCAACTCAATGTATTGTAAAATTGCACCTGAAAATGTTGTATAAATTTTGTTGTTTTCTACACTATAATCATTGTACTGTTGTCCATCAGTGTTCATTACACCCAATATCCTAACTGTGTTTGCAGGCAGGCTGTAAACTGCTGTGTAATTTGGATCAGTGATTGTTTGATTAAGTTGTGATAATGTAGTTTTCTTAATAGCAAAATTCCATTGTGCATAGTTAAACAATGATTCTTTTACTGTGTCGTATAAGTTTGAAACAACCTGTGCTTCTCTTGTGTTAGCAGAAAAGTCCGTTACTGGACTTCCGCCTATTCTCAACATTGCCATTGTTGCTATTTTTTCTTTGGTCATTGCCATTGTGTGTATCCTTTAATTGTATTTATAAAAAAAGGGCGATATGCCTAAACAAACCGCCCTCTTAGATTGTATCTAATCCCTAAGGATTAGTCTGCATAATAAAATTATACAGTTACAAATTGATTACTCACCTATATCTAGTTGAACTAGTGCATTTGAATCAATAACCGCACAACCTTGTGTGAACTCTGCAGTCACCAAGTGTGCAACTTTTTGTGCAACATAGTCAAATCTAGATGTAAGACCTTTACCAATAGCACAACCGATTGCATTAGAATCATAGGCATAACACGCTCTTGATGAACTTGCGCCTGTGTTTGTTAATGCATTAGAAACAATTACATTGAAACCCATTACATTTGGTATAAAACCAGTCTGTAAACCTTGAGTAGCAACATAGTCAGATGATACTAATGTAGTATCACTTAACATATCTGTAAGTGCTTTTGGAGAGATTACTAAGAATCTGTTACCAGTTGGTACATCTTGTAAGTTTAGAGCCTCTGCCGCCTCGACAAGTTTTGCTTTTGTCAAACCAGTTGAAGTTCCGTCTACAGTCGCACCTGGTGTAGCCGCGTCTAAAACAGAAACGATCTCGTTGTCGTATGCTCTGTTTAATGCCGCAGAAATCGCCATTTGGTATGATTTTCTGTAATCTATGTTTGTTCTTAATTGATCGATGTCCTCAATGTACTCACCCGTTACGAATGAATTCATAGTCGCAGTTACTACTGCGTGGTCGGCACCGTCGCCTGTGTATGAAGCACCATCTGTTGGAGCCGTGAAGCCTGATGGTGATGCACCTGCTGATGACATTGGTACTAGATCAGCATTTCTAGTTTTGTTTTTAATGTATCCACCTTTACCTAGTGTGTGAAATTTATATGTTGAACCTACAACACCTCTTACAGTTCTTACTGAACCTTGTAATTTTGATGCTGATTGTTGACTCAACATAGTAACATCATCACTCCACATAGTTGTAAATGCTTGTGATACTGTTCCGCCTACTGCCATTGTATTTCCTCCTGAAAGTAGTTTGTTGGTTTATAAATTAAATCGCTCGAAATTATTGAAGTGTTGTCAGGGCCTTGTGTGGTTGTCCTTAAGACATTTCAGTTTGCAAACTTGTGAATTAAGCATTCACCCACTGTTAGAATTCACCAACTTAGACAGGCTTAAAATAAGTTATCCGTCGTAGATATTTATGTGCGTGTGTGCGTAAAATTAAAATTTTACTATTGTGGGGAAGCCGTTAGGCCCAAAAAATATTTTACAGTCCGTTATCTGTATTTTTTTATTTTTTTGGCTTTGTACTTTTTTGTCTTTGCTTTTTTTGGCTTCTTTGCTTTGTAACTTTTGTATCTCATATAAATATTTACCAAGTAGGGAGACAACAAGCAGTGAAATATTCACAAAAGCAGATTGACCACTTCTGGTCGCGTATAAAAATTAGCACTAAAAATCGATGTTGGCCCAGCACACACATCC